GGCGAGGGCGTGATTCCTGCCCTCACTAACTACTCTACCCACTGAACATCCGTTCAGTCAACTCCTTCGCAAAATAAGGCCCAGAAAGGGGGTCAGAACGGGCTGTCGGCTGGGTGTTGGTGTGTTGCCCCCGGATGGGGGTGGAGGAGGCGTTGTCGGGCGTCCTAGCCCGCAAACTGCTTGAGGTACCGCTCGTGGGCCTGTTGCTTCTCTGCCTGTGTCTTGTTGGGGTCGTTGAGAATCTTGACGTAGTCGGCCTTGGTCATCTGGCCAGCATCCGAGGCCGGGGCCGGGGTGTTCCCTCCCCTGCGGGGGCTCTGGAAGAGGGGCTTGTTCTCATCCCGGTTCCTCCAGTCCTTGAGGAGTACTTTGGACGTGTCTGTCAGATCGCCATTCCCATCCAGTTCAACCCGCTCAAGGTCAACGAGGTCAGCAACCCGTGGCGTGGCTGCATCCTTGAAGTGGTTGAGGACAGCGGCCCGCTTGAGCCGGGTCTCAAGGCTGGAGTATTTGGACTCCCACTCCGTGGTCTTGCCAGCAAGGGCATCCTTCTCGGCCTTGAGCCGTTCCACCTCGGTCATCCCCTCGAGTTTCTTTGAGTTGAGGGTTTCCTCAAGGGCTACGATACGCTGCTCCAACTGGCTCTTCTCCTTGATCAGACCCCGGAGCCGGGATGCTGGAATCATGTCCTCCGTGGGCTTGTCAGGGGTCTGGTCCCCAGTTGGGGTTTCAGGTGTCTGGTCCGTGGTCTTGGTCTTGTCATCTTCCATCTCTTACCCTCCTATGGCTTGTGGTGCTGCGGCGACCTTTTGTCGCCAGTATTTGTGATACCTCCGCACGGCAGCCGATGACTCGGCCACCCCGAGGTCCATAAAGGCGTACTGAGGGACAAATCTCCCGTAGGGCTTGCTGGGCATCCCTTTCCCCGGCTGCCGGAAGGCGAGGATGCTTGCCAGCATCTGGTTGGTGAGATTCCTGCTACTGTAGGAGCCATCCTTTTTCTTTTTCCTGACCTTGACCTTCCGGCCTAGGGTGTCCCTGTGTGCCCCGGTGAAGCTGACAACCCCCCTCCCTTTGGCATCCACCTTGGCTTTGAGTGACCTCCACATCTGGCCGGTCCGGTTGTAGTCCACTCGGCTGGGGCTCTCTCCCTGTTTCTCCAGTGCCCGCTGGTAGCGTTTGCTGTACCTTGGGAGGGGTCTGCCGTCAGCAGTGGTCCCTTTGGAGAGGACACGGTTCCTGATCTGGCGGGCAGCCCAAGGGAGTACCTCTTGGAGGTAGCCCCGGCTGCGCCAGTCGATTTTGCTGAGGTTCTTCCCCCCAGCCATCTTGACCTCTAGATCAAACATCGGCGGCCTCCTCCGGGGTCACTGCGGGCTCAATGGAGGCAAGCTGGGCCTCAGCATCGGACAAGGGAATCCCCAGCCGTCTGGCCCGTACCTCGGCCTCGGTTACAATCCCAGCCTGAAGGTCAAGCTGGTCAGCCTGAGCCTCCTGCAACCTGTTTTGGGGCTGCTCCGGTTCGTACCAGCGGATGGTCATTTCCAGATCGGAGTCAATAGGCTGGTCTGGCCTGTGCCAGTTGTTGACGATCCGCAGCTTGTCAAACAGGTCTGACAGGGCGTACTCGTAGGGAATCTCGGACTCCTCCCTCTTCTCCTGAAGGTCGAGCCGGTCATAGTGTTTGGCGATCCCGGTCAGGGCGGCGAGGAACTGCTTGCCGTCGCTGGAGAGGAAGTCGGGGTCGATGGCTGCCATCGCTGCGAAGCGTTTGACCTTGGCCTCGATGTAGGCCGTCAGTTGCCCCGTGTCCAGACCGCTGGGCTTCCTGTCAAATGACTCCTCACCACCCGGCTGCAAAGCCACCAGCATATCCGGGGAAATGGGCAGCTCGTCCTTGCCCAGTTCCAGAGCCGTTTTGATCACTGCGATGCTGAAGCCCAGTCGGAACTGGAAATCGCTCCAGCTTTCCAGCGTATCGACCCCGATGGCTGCCTGATGAAGGGATTGATCGACCACCCCGTAGATGCCGGTGGAGGGGTTGTGGGAAAAGCGAACGAAGGGGTAGGCTCCATACTCATTGATCCCGGTCCCGCCAAACAGGGGGTCAGTGACCGTGCCCTCTTCAAAATCCACCACCCCATAGGTCCACCGCCAGCCGTTGGCCTCGCTGGGCTTCTCCCAGATTTCCTTGGTGTGGTCGTTGATGGTCACTGCGATGGCCACGGCGTCATCAAGGTCAGCCGGGTCCGTAGGGGACTCGATGACCTCCACCAGTGAGGGCTTGAGGACGTCTACTTTGATCCTGCCCAGACGGTGGGCTACCCGCCCGAAGACGGTGTTCCACAGTTGATCCCGCCTCTGGATGTGTCGGGATGTGAGGTCAAGCCGGGTCTCTTTGCGGAAGGCACCCCAGATCACCGAGTCGGGGTCATCCTTCGGAAGGGGCTGGCCGTCCCGTGTCAGTACCCACTCCGGGCGTCTGTGAAACAGGGTGGCCCCAGCATCGATCAGCCGTTTGAGAAAGGGCTGGGCTGAGAGGGTCAGCTTGCCCCCGGCATAGCTCTGGGGAAACATCTGGGCCAGATAGCCGTTGGAGCCTGTCATGGGGCTGTGGTCCCCGAGGTAGAACTTGTCAAGCTCGTCTACCAGCGTGGTGTAGGCAGACTGCTTGGCAATCATGGCCTTCTTAAGTTGGGCCTGTGTCTCGGTGTCGTTGTAGCGGTCGTATAGGTTCATCATATGGTCCTCCCGGTGTCTTACCCCCGGCTCGTCATCGGTAGATAATCATCCCCTTCTGGCCCCCCACGGAGCCGTCAGGGTTGAGGTAGCGGTACTCGTGGCTGACTAGGTAGCGGATGGCATCCATCCCGTGGGTACCGGGCTGGTCCTTCCACTGGTCCGTCAGTTCCTCTAGTGCGTTCCTTCCCACCCTCTTTTCTGCCCATTCCTGAGTCATGAAGCCTCGGACACACCCCCGGCCCGTTGCTGCCGTGTTCTGGGGCTTGCTGATCAGGTGGTGGGCCACAAACAGGTGGCGTCGGTCACGGGCATCCAGAAGCCTCGCCTTGACCAGCCCCGTCCCCCAACTGATGGAGCGGTGTTCCTTGCTGCTGTAGCCGTAGACCGGGCAGCCAAAGGCTTTCTGAAGGGCCAGGTTCTCCTTCCGGTACTGGCGGTCGGGGTCGGGGTAGACAGCGGCCAGCTTGGAGATGCCCCAGTGCCTCATCCGGCCCTGAGCCCACCAGATAATTTGGTGGACCGAGCGGATGTCATTCTCGGTAAACTCGTCGATGATGGTGTCACGAGGCTCCCCGTGCTCGTCCGTGTCACGGGCCACCAGACAGGCGTAGGGGTAGTTGGAGCCGTGGTCCACGGCCAGCCGGTACTCGGAGGCCGAACCGGGAGCGAACTTGCGGACGTTGTCCGTTAGGCTGAAGCAGGAGCCAAATACGGACCCCCGGACTGCGATGATTTGGCCGAGTACCTCCTGAGCGTACTCGTCCGGGCTAAAAATGCCCGCCAACCCCTCAGCGTACTCGTCTTCCAGTGCAGCGTTGTCCAGTGTGGTGGTGTGGATTCTGGCAACCCCGGTCGTCTGGGCATCCTCTAGGGTCTCATCGGGTGAGACGTAGGCGGTCACGTCCGGGCAGCGGGACTGCTTGATGGGGCTCTTTTCCTGTAGGAGGGCCGTGATCCCAAATTGGCCCTTGGGAGTCGCAGTCCAGTACAGCTTGAGCCGTTGTCCCTCTGCCGTAGGCCGGAGTCGGCTGTTGATCTCCTTCCAAGCATGGAACTGGTGCTCCCAGATAGAGTACTCGTCAGCCCAAATAGTCTGGGCCTGAAGCCCCTGAATCCTCTCGATGTCTGCTTGTGTGCGGAAGATGATGTCCGTCCCGTTGACCAGCCTGATCCGCAGCTTGTACTCTGACAGGTGGTGGATAAGGGGCACCCCGTTCACCTGCTCCCACCATCGGAGCACCCCGCAGACGGCCTTCCATTGCACGTTGCGAATCATCTCGTAGTCACGGGCAAGGACAAGGGACAGCGACCGGGGCAGGAGGAGGCTGTTGGAGCAGAGGCCCATAGCCCCCGTGGTGGTCTTGCCAGACCCGGAGCCTCCAATCAGGGCGACGGTCCGATGCGGGGCAGACAAGAAGGCAGCCTGTGCCGGGTTCGGGGCACACTCCCCTGTTAGTCTGTTGCGGGGCCACAGCATACGTAGCCGGGCGTGGCCGTCGATGACCTGTGAAACCCCTTGGGGGCGTCCGTGGTAGGCAGATTGGGCCATCAGTGGGGCTCCCCGCTAGTATCTGAGGGGGGCGGTATGAAGGAGCCGTCCTCGTCTACCCAGATGCCCCCGGCTGTCAGCCCCTCAATGTTGATGGTGATCTCGGTCAGCGGCTCGGTCTGGAGGTCTTTGGCTGCTAGAGACAGCTTCCGGGCCAACTCCAAGTACTCAGCCTTCCGTCTCCGGTAGGTAGCTGGGTCGTTGAGCCCCAGCCGGACAGCCTCGGCGTATTCGTCTTGCATCTGGACCAGCTCAAGCATCGTCATCCGCCAAACTACTGACAGGTCAAAATCCCCCACCAAGGCGAGGTCTTCCCACAGGGCTTGCTGGTCCTTTGTCAGATGGGCTGTCAGGGCCTTCTGGGTGCGTTTCCTCGCCCGCTGAACGGCCCTCCGGTGCTTTTCTTCCTTTGACAGGGGTGGACGGCCCCGCTTCCTCTTAGTTGCGGTCATGGGCACCCTCCGGGGTCGGATACCGGGGCGGTATCCGGATCAAAAATGCAGGGGTGTCGGGAG